TGGTGGTGGACTGGTACTACAAGAAGTGGCGGGGCGGCAAGAGTGTGCTGCATTTCTGCAAATTCGTCGGAGACAACGTACTGCTTGCGACCGAGAACGACGGCGAGCAGAAATATAGCACGCAGCAGATGCCGGACGGCTCGGTTGTGCAGACGCCGGTCGGAAGCCCCATGGCGGAGACGGGCCTTTACGACGACGGGGATTATCCGTTTGTGGTGGATGCGCTGTTCCCGGTGGAGGGCAGCATTGCAGGCTACGGATACATCGACATCGGCAAGAGCGCACAGGAGCAGATCGACCGGATGAATCAGGCGATTATCAAAAACGCAATTATGGCGGCGTCGCCCCGGTGGTTTCGGCGCAGCGACGGCGCGGTAAACGAGGAAGAATTTGCGGACTGGACGAAGCCTTTTGTGCACGTGGACGGCAACCTCAGTCAGGATTCGTTGATGCAGATCCAAGTGAATCCACTGAGCGGGAATTACATCACGATCTTGCAGAACAAGATCGAGGAACTGAAATGGACGACCGGCAACACGGACGTCAACAACGGCGCGACAACCTCCGGCGTGACGGCGGCCTCCGCGATTGCGGCGCTGCAGGAAGCATCGGGCCGGTCGAGCAAGGACAGCACGAAGTCGGCATACCGGGCATATGCGCGGCTCATCCGCATGGTGATTGAGCGCATCCGGCAATTCTACGATCTGCCGCGTCAGTTCCGCATTGTGGGGCAGCGCGGCGCGGAAGAATTCGTGCAGTATTCCAACCAAGGGTTGCAGATGCAGCCGCTCTATGGCAAGGACGGGCAGCCGGACGGGATGCGGAAGCCGGTATTTGATATCGAGGTTTCGGCACAGAAGGCGAGCGAATATACGGCGATGGCGCAGAACGAGCTGGCGCTGCAATTCTTCCAGCTGGGCTTTTTCCAACCGCAAATGGTGGATCAGGCGCTCGCGACGCTGGACATGATGGACTTCGACGGGAAGGACAGCATCGTGCAGAAGATTCAGGAGAACGCCGACCTTGCGGAGCGGCTGGCGCAGTGGCAGCAGATGGCGCTTGCCGTGGCAGATCGATATGATCCTTCGCTCGGGCAGGCGCTGGCCGAACAGGTATTGATGGAGGGCGGACAGGCCGTGCAGGCTCCGCAGGATGAAAAGCTGGCAGAGATCAAAACCGGCGAGCAGCAGGAGCCAACAAAGGTACAAAACGCGCGGGAGCAGGCGCAGAAGGCCACGCAGCCGGAATAAAAAACCGATCTGCAAACACTTCAATGGTTTGCAGATCGTTTCTTTCGGCGTGGGGTGAAATCACAAAAAACGCATGGTAGACTGAAATTAGAAAGTCAGAAAGGACTTGCTTTATGGATGAACTTATGGCAGGAGCGCCCCAGGTGGGCGCGGCTGACGTCGCCGGTCAGCAGATGAGCGGGCAGGCAGCCCCGGCGCAGGCGCAAGTGCCGCAGCAGCAGGCCAACGTCCCGGACGCTCAGGGACAGCAGGAAGAGACCTTTGAGAGCTTGATCGCGGGAAAGTACAAGCAGCAGTACGACAGCGCAGTCGGTGCGGCGGTGCAGAAGGCCGTGAAACAGCGGCTCAAAGGGCAAGGGGCGATGAAGGCGCAGATCGAAGCGATGGCCCCGGTGGTCGACCGGCTGGGCGTGCTCTATGGAATTGACACCTCAGACCCGAGAAAGATCGACTACGCAGCGCTGGCGCAGAAGTTTGGCGCAGACAACCGCCTCTACGAAGCAGAAGCCATGGAACGCGGCTCGACGGCGGACGCGGTACGCAGCGAGTATGCTTCTCGCGCGGAAACCGCAGGGATGCGCCGCCAGCTGCAGGAGTACCAGCTTCAAGAGCAGTTCAACGGAATCCGGTCGGCATTTGACCGGGATGTTGCTGGGCAGTACGGGACGAGCTTTGAGGCTGAGATGGCAAACGAAGACTTCGCCCGGCTGATTGCGGCGAACGTCCCGCCGAAGACAGCCTACGAAGTGGTACACATGGCAGAGATCCAGGCAGCGCAAGCGAAGGCGGTGGCAGCACAGGCGAGAAACAACGTGATGCAGACCATTGCCGCGCAGGGCGCACGGCCTGCTGAGATCGGCGGGAACGCCAACGGCGGGCAATTCACAAACACAGACCCGCGCAGCTGGTCGAAGCAGCAGCGCGAGGACATCATCAGAAGGGTTCAGAGGGGGGAAAAAATCGTCCTCTGAGCAGAAGGAGGAAAAGAACTATGCTTAACATTGGATTCCAGTTTTTCGCGGATGCGGGCACGCTGGTCAACGCGACCGGCAACTACGTGAACGCATACACCGGCACGACTACGGCGTTTGACACGACCAACAAGCTGACGCCGACAATGAAAACGTTCTACGACACGCAGCTTTTGGAAAATGCGCGCCCGGAACTGATCTTTGCACAGCTTGCCAAGAAGCAGGCGCTTCCGCGCAACCACGGCAAGAGCGTGGAATGGCGCAAGTGGAACACGCTGCCGGAGGCGGAGACGCTGACCGAGGGCGTCATCCCGACCGGCCAGAAGCTCGGCATGTCGAGCATGACGCAGGATCTTGTGCAGAAGGGTTTGTACGTCACGATCTCCGATCTGCTGGAACTGCACGCGATTGACAACGCGATTCTCGGCGCGACCGAAGAACTCGGCGCGTCCGGCGGCATGAGCATTGACAAGATGGTGCGAAACGAGGTCGTGGGCGGCACGGTGAAGCAGCTCTGCGACAAAGTGAACGCCACGACCGGCGAACATACCGAGGTGACAGAAAGAAGCGGCATGGACACAACTTGCGTGCTGACGCCGACCGAGGTCAACAAGGCCGTGACCACGCTGAAAAAGGCGCACGCGCCGACGATCAACGGCAAGTACGTCGGTATCATCCATCCGTCTGTCGCGTTCGATCTGCGGCAGAGCAAGGAATGGGTCGAGGCGCACAAATACGCGGCGGTCACGGAGCTGTTCAACGGCGAGATCGGCGAGCTGCACGGCGTGCGCTTTATCGAATCGACGAACCAGAAGATCTGGAACGACAGCACCTGCCCGGTCAAGACGGCTGCTGCGAGCGGCAACCCGGCGGTCTATTACAGCGTGTATGCGACGATCATCATGGGCAAGGACGCCTTTGCCATGATCGACCCGGACGGTGGCACGATGGAAATGATCGTCAAGACCAAGGGCGAAGCGGGCGGCCCGCTGGAACAGTTCAGCACCGTCGGCTATAAGTACGAAGGCGCGGCAAAGCGGCTCTACGAGGAGCGCATGGTGCGCATTGAGAGCACGAGCGCATACTCCGCGACCGACCCGGCCAACTAAGGAAGGAGAACCCACATGGCAAAGACAGAAGAAACCGCAGTTGTGACCGCGACGACCGAACAGAAATATGACCCATGGAAGGATATGCGGGAGATCATGCTGCCGAGAGCGGGTAACAACGAACAGCAGTTCCAGTATGTCGGCGTGAACGGCAGAACGTTTCAGGTGCCGAGGGGCAAGCGGACGGAGGTTCCGCGCCCAGTCTACGAGTGCCTGATGGAAGCACAGCAGCAGGCGCAGGAAGCATTTGAAGCCAACCGCGCGAGCGAGCCAAAATAACAACATAGTGCCCTTTGCGGCATGACGAGAGGGAGCGTGTGCCGCTCCCTCTTTTTCATAGGAGGTGGAGTATGAGAATTCGAGAAGCAATTGAGATGATCGACCGGCTGATGCCGAATCAGTACGGCGAGGATGACAAGGTGCACTGGCTCAGTGAGCTGGACGGCATTGCAGACCGGGACGTTTTCCGGGCGCATGAGCGGGAAGAGGATATGGGCGAGTTTACCGGCTATCCGCCGGGGGTAGACCTCGACACGATTTTGATGATCCCGTTCCCGTATGAGGACATTTACCGCTGGTATCTGGAAATGAAGATCTGCGACGCGAACGGCGAGCTGACGAAGTACAACAACGCCGCTGCAAAGTACAACAGCTACTGGCAGGGATTTTGGAACGCATACAATCAGGAGCACATGCCGCGGCAGGCGGCGACGTATTTCAAACTGTAAAGGGGTGAAGACATGGCAATTTATCGCGTAGAGAACGGGAAGGCCCCGGCGGGCCTTTCGGCGGGCGACGAGGTCGTGACCGGCGGCGGAACATACCGGATCACAGGTGTCAACGCGGACGGCAGCTACCAGAGCCAGGTGAGCAACAAGAAGCAGACGACCTACAACTACAAGGGGCAATATACGCAGCGGCAAAGTCCGCTGCTCTCGCAGGGCGTGAGCGGGTATACGCAAAACAGAATCAATGGGCTGGAAGGCGGTTATACGCCGGGTTCTGCCGTGCAGCAAGCGCAGGCGTATCTCAATCAGGTGCAGTCCCGCAGGCCGGGAGAATATCAAAGCCAGTGGGACGGCGAGCTGACGGAGCTTTACAACCGGATCGCGAACCGGAAGCCGTTCAGCTATGACATCGGGACAGACCCGGTATATCAGCAGTACAGGGAGCAGTACCAGAGGCAGGGGCGGCTCGCGATGCAGGACACGATGGGCCAGGCGGCGGCGCTGACCGGCGGCTATGGCAGCACCTACGGCGAACAGGTGGGGCAGCAGGCGTACAATGCCTATCTGCAAAACCTGAACGACATTGTGCCGGATCTTTACAATGCGGCATACAACCGCTACCGAGACGAGGGCACAGACCTCTACAACCAGTATGGATTGCTCAGCGACCGCGAGAATCAGGCGTACAGCCGGTACCGCGACACGGTAAACGACTATTATTCCGACCTCTCCGACGCGCGCAGCGCCTACGACAGCGCCTATTCGCGGGACTACAACCAGTGGAGCGACCAGCTCAGCTATTGGGCGCAGAAGGCGGCAAACGAGAACAGCGCCTACTTGCAGCAGCTCGCGGCACAGAGCAGGGCGAGCGGCGGATCGGGCGGCGGTTCCGGCGGCACGAGCGTTGCGGACGTTGCGACGGTCAATGGCGCGGGGAACTTTGCAAACAATGTCGCGATGATGGACGACCAGTACAGAGGCGTAATGAAAACAGTATCTGTGCTGCTCGGACAGAACAACATCGAGAAAGCTATGACATACGCATACGGCGTAAGAAACCAGTTGAGCCATCAGCAATGGGCAGACATTGCGCGTCTGATCAAGGAAAGGACGAACGTGGAGATCGATCCGGACGTATGGTACAAGAAATCGAAAGACGGCAGCGGAACGTGGGGCGCAAAATAATAGTGTGAAAACGGAGAAATGATATGGCTTTAATACCACTGGAAAAAGCAATCGCAAAGGCGAGGGCGAATCAGAGCAAGAACGAAAAATATAGCACAACTTCGCTTATGTCGCCAAATGATGCGAGGGCACAGCAGGAAATCGGGATGCAGCAGCGCCGGACAGCCTTTGAAAACTACAAGGCTGCCCGCGCGGCGATGCAGCAACAGGCGCAGCGGCAGGTGACGCAGGGCTATGAGCGCCGGGCGGACGCGATGGGGACTGTGGCGAGGGGGTATGGGCAGTCGAACATGCCGACGGCGGCAAAGAAGACGGCCTATGAGAATTACACCTATGCGCTCAAGCAGAAGGAGCTTCGGCAGAAACAGATGAGCGGGAAACCGCTGACCCCGGCAGAGCAGAAGATTCTGAACACGACAGTCTATCGAGACCCGGCACAGGCCGCGAACGCCGAAAACAACAAGTATCAGAATCAGGCCGTACAGAACGTGGAGAGCGAAGAGCAGATCACCAAGCACCAGTTCGATCATACGCCGGAAATGGTCAAACAGTACGGCTCCTACGAAAACTACAAACGCGGCCTTTACGACAATGAATATGTCGGCGTCCTGAAAGAGCGGGAGGACGAGCTGGGCGGCCAGATCAAGGAGCTGGAGCAGCAGATCCGGACGCGGCATGCGGAAGCCGAGACGGCGACCGAGGAAGGCGTACGGCGGGAGAATGAGCGGAAAGAGCTGATCAAACAGGGCAAACTGGAAGGGATCAGCGACATGGAGGCCCGGCTTGCACAGCTTCAGCAGGAGCAGATGCAGCTGCAAAGCGAACGCGCGATGAAGCGCAGCCACATGGCGATTGATCCGCTGGATGACGAGACGAAGGCGCTGCTGCGGGAATATAATGCGGGCGGTATGTACACGAGGGACTACTCCAAACAGAACGGCGGAAGCGGGCTCTCGAAGATGGAGGCCCGTGCCGATCTGCGGGCGAAGGGATACAGCGAAGACGAGATCAAAAGCCTCGCGGAATACGAGCAGCGGCTGCAGGACTATGAGAACGCGATGACGCAGGCGGAGCAGTCCTATCAATTCGGGCAGGAGCATCCGTACATTTCGACGGCGGCGTCTGCGCTGATGGCTCCGGCAAAGGCGCTGGGCAATATCGAATCGCTGCGCGGCGTGCTGCCGAAGGGGTTTGGCGGGTATCAGAACGCGGATATGCCGACGAATATTTACAGTCCACTGTATAATGCGAGCCGCGTGTCGGGAAGCATCCGAAGCGGCGTCATGCAGGACATGGGAACCGTCGGACAGTTCCTCTATCAGGCGGGAACCAGCGCGCTTGACAGCGCGGTCAACATGGCGGCGTCGATTGGCTTGGTCGGTGCGGCGGGCTTAGGAACCGGCGCGGCGGCGCAGGGGGCTGTGGCGAATACGATGAACTTCGTGATGGGGTCACAGGTCGCAGCAGATTCCGTTTATGAGGGAATCCAGAACGGCAAAAGCAACGTCGACGCGCTGATCGACGGCATTGTAGAGGGTGCGATCGAGGGCATTACCGAGAAATATTCCGTGGGCGACATCATTGAGACGATGCTGTCCGGCAAGGCGGCATGGCGTAAGGTCGTCCGGGCGTTCGCTTCGGAGGGCGCAGAGGAAATTGCAAGCAACTGGCTCAACCGCATCTATGACGTGACCGCGAAGCGCGGGCGCGGCGAAGTGGAAGCGGCGTACCGCGACTATCTTGCGAAGGGAATGAGTGAGCGGGACGCGATGGCCGCGATGGTGAAGGATTTCGCAGAGGAAGATGGCCTTTCGTTCCTCGCGGGCGGCCTTTCCGGCTGGGCGATGTCCGGTACATACGCGGCGCTTGGCAAGGGCGCGTCGGAGGCGAACATCCAGTGGACGGCGGCGCAGGCCATTCAGCGCGGCGAGGTGCAGGATGTGATCGACCTAGGGCTGGCACAGGGCAAAGGAGCGGCCTTCGACCGCGCGGCAGCCTTGCAGGGCGATCTGATGCGAGGCGGAGAGCCGACGCAGAAGGACGTGGCGGGCGTGCTGCGCGAGTACGTCCGGGAGCAGCAGGACGCCGCAGAGGACGCGCAGAGCGGAGATCAGACGCAGGAGAATCAGACATACCAGAACTTCAAAAACGCCATGCAGAGCGTGGAGCAGTCGCAGACAGAGTATGAACAGGCGCAGCGGCAGCAGAACCAGCAGAGCCAGGGCGTCGACCTATACGACGAGGACGGAAGTTTGCTGGATGTGGGCGAAGGATGGGCCGAGATCGACCCGGAGCAGTATGCAGGGCAGCAGACCGCGCAGGCCGAGGCGGAGATGGACAAAGCAGCGGCTGCGGCGGACAATGCCTATCTGGAACGTCAGGTGCAGAAGAATGGCTATGACGATCTGACAGCGGCGTATTTTGTAAACGGAAACACGACAGATCTCTCCTTGGAAGAGTATGCTGCAAAATTCCAGAAGGCATACAAGCGGGGCCAGATGGGCGTATCGAAGGAGTGGACGGTCGGCGCGGCGGTCGGGATGAACCGGGACGTGGCGACGGCGGCATGGGAGGCCGGGAAGAAAGCTGCGCAGCAGAGCGGCGCGGCAACCGAAAAATATAGCATCAATGACACCAGGAATCTCAGCCAGAAAGAGCAGTTCAAGGAATACCGGGCGGGGAGATTCAAGGCAAAGGATGAATTTGCATTTGGAGCAGCGCCGGAAAGCGTGCAGAAGATCGGACTGACCGGCGAGATCGTCATGTCACAGACGGACTATAAGAAAGCAAAAACTGCGAAACACAACGTTCCGCAGCGCGTTTTTAATAATCTGAAATCGATTATGGATTCGGCTGTACTGTCCTTTGAAAAGGGAGATGAGGTCGGCGTGCTGACGTCGGAGATCGATGCAGACGGAAAACCGCTCTTGCTTGCCTTCCGGAAAAATGTTAATCTGGATGGAGAGACAGTGACCAGAATGAAAAGCGCCTATGGACTGGATACTCCGTCTGCGTGGGTGCAGAACCAGATCAAGGATGGAAAAACGCTTCGGATTCTGGACAACAAAAAAGCCGACAATTTCCTGAACAGCGTTGGCTACAAGGCCGAGCGAACAGGAAACTATCAGCTTGGTGACACTGTATCAGAAATTCAGAAAAAAGTCAAGGGAGGAAATGAACATGGAAAGAACGTATCTGCTGAAGGACAGGAACGGAATGATGGTGCGCGTGCCGGAGAGCAAGCTCAGCGAGTGGAGCAAGCAGCAGGAGGGCGAAGCGAAAGCGCCCGACGAGGACGAGAAAGAGCGGATCAGGCAAGAAATCTATCAGGAACTTGGCCTCAAGTAACGAACGCGGAGCTGCTGAGCGAGGGCGGAACGCAGAGCACGGTCGCCGTCATGCCGGCGGCGGAAATTCGGAAGAACGCGGACGCGAAGAAGGCGGCAGAGTTCTTCCGCACGGCGGGAATCAAGCGCTACCAATTCGTCGTCGGGCAGCTGGAAACCACGGTCGACGGGCGGACGTTCCGCGCGGACGGCGTGACGCTGGCCGATGGAACAGTGCTGGTGCGGCTGGACAGCGAGGAATATACCGCGACGCAGCTTGCCAAGCACGAAGGGTATCACATCATTGCGCAGCGCAACGCTGAGATGGCGCAGCGCATCCGCAAGCGGCTGGTGGACGAGGGAAAGATCAGCAAGGCGCAGATCGACAGCTACATCGACGCCTACAACTCGATCTACGGAGACAACACGGACGCTTACGTTGAGGAGATCGTAGCGGACGCTTATGCCGGAATCAACCGCACGGCCTACGGCACGAACAACATCCGCGCCGAGGTGACGATGGAGGCCGGGCAGTGGACGAAGAAGTCCGGCAGCGCGAGGGCACCGCCAGAATTGCAATTCTCAGCCAGTGCGGAGCAGATCAGCGAGCAGGACAGAGAGAATCTGAACAAAGTGCTGGAAATGATGGACGCGGAAGGTGACGGCATTTTCCGGGACGCGGTGCTACTGCGAAATCCGAAAATGCTGCAAAAGCTTGTGGCGGAACGCGGAAAAACGGAAAGCGCTGCATTCACGCGGTGGTTTGGGAACAGCAAAGCGGTCAACCGGAACGGCGAGCCGATGCTGGTGTTCCATGGAGCGGGCGCAAGGTTTACCACGTTCGATGCGGGCGGAAAGCCGATTTGGCTGACAGCGAACATCCAGTATGCAGAAAAGTATTCCACGGCGAATAGAGCTGCTGAGAAACTGCTGCCAAGCTCGTCAATTTATGCGGGGAACGTTGACAGGGTGATCCCAGCGTATATCCGTGTCGAAAATCCGGCGAACGTTGGGGACACGGACGGCGGGTTTGATGGAAACTATATGGATCTAGCGAAACGGATCGGCGCGCGCCCGAGTGAACTGCGGAAGGCATGGGAAGAGGCCGGAAGACCGGAAATGTTGTGGCAAGCGGTCAACTCGAAGCAGATGTCAGAGCTGCTGAAACGGCATGGGTATGATGGAATCCAAGCGATTGAGAACGGTGTAGCAACATGGGCAGTGCTGGAACCGACGCAAATCAAATCTGCCGTGGCAAACAACGGCGTATTCAGTCTGAAAAGCGCAGACATCCGGTATGCTTTGGCACAGCAGCGGTTCCGGGATGCACTGCCGGAGCGGGCGGCGGAATATGTGGCACGGACGGAAAACACACTGGTGCGGCGGCTGGCGGACAATCTGAGCGTGCCGGAGACGGCAAAGCGAGAGACGCTGCGGCCAATCGCCGACGAGATCATCTACGACGTACTGCGCGGCGGCGAGATGGACAGCGCGAAACTGAACCGGCTCTTTGAACAGGCATGGGAAGCCGGGCGGGAAGCCGACACGGAATACTATGAGCAGTACAAGGATGTGCGCGAGAAAATCCGCACGCAGAAACTTTTCATCTCGGCGAAAGACCGGGCGGACATTGCGGACTTTAATCTGTTCCGCAAGCAGACCATGGGCACGCTGCGCCTTTCCAGCGATGGATTGCCGGTCGACACGTTCTATCAGGAGATGCGGGACATGGCGCCGGAGCTGTTCCCGGCGAGCATCACCGCACCGAGCGACCAGCTCTTGCAGCTCTATGAGGTGGCGCAGAGCATCCGGAAGCGCGAAATGACGCTGAACGAAGCATTTGGCGCACAGGCGGAGAGCTTCAAGACGTGGGCGCGGAATGACTTTGATGAATCCGTGCAGCGGCTTGCGGAAGGAATCCGCATTGCGAAACGCTATCAGGAAGCGCAGGAGCGCAAGAAGGAGAAGTTGGGCGTGCCGCAGACGGCAGAGGAAGTCATGGAGCTTGCGAAGGAGGTCAAGGCCGAGAAGAAGAAATTTCAGAAGGTGCAGAGCCGGTATTTGCTGACGGACGCAGACCAGAAGGTCGTGAATATGCTGCTGCGTGGAGACACGACGCCGGAAGCGGTACAGAACCGGGAGAACGCGGAAGCGATCCTGAAAACCTACGAAGCGAAAGCGGACTATGATCTGCTGGCGCTGCGGCTGAAAGCATGGAACAACACGCGCAAGCAGGGACTGCGCGATCAGGCGGAGAACGCGCTGAACGCGGCGGAAGCCGAGAAGTGGGTCGACAAGAGTTCGGGACTTGCGTATATGCGCGAGACCATGGAGCGGAACATCCGGGACATTGCAAAAAAAGGCAAGGTTGCAGATGAGAAGGCCGAGACGTTCAACAACGAGTATTTCCACCCGGTACACAAGAACGAGAGCGACCGAAAGAGCTACGTCGTCGGCTTGCAGGACAGGATCAAAGCGCTGAATCTCAGCCGGAAGGTGGAAAACGGAAATCTGGTTTCGGAGAGCTACGCGGTGCAGTGGCTCGGGGAAGCAGAATTCAACCGGAAGTATCTGGCGGAGCATCCGCGCGTGAAGCAGCGCGGCGGATTTGGCTACGAGGAATGGAACGCGGCAATTCAAAAATTCCACGAGGAAAACCCGAAGCTGGACTACGCGAAGATCGAACACGCCGTGAAGGAATTCAGAAGCATCTACGATCAGATCTATCAGGACATGAACCGCGTGCGGATGGAAAACGGATATGAGCCGGTCGATTATATGCAGGGATATTTCCCACATTTTCAGGAGAACGACAAGGACGGGAGCCTGCTGACACGATTCGGACGGCACCTCGGCATTACGGACGAGGTAACGCCGCTGCCCGCGACGATCAACGGCCTGACGCAGTCGTTCCGGCCGGGCATCCGGTATATGGCGAACATCCAGCAGCGGCTCGGCTATGCGACGGCCTATGACGCGCTGCAAGGCTTCGACAGGTACATTGAGGTTGCATCGGACATAATTTATCACACGGGCGATATTCAGCGGCTCCGGGCGCTGGCCACACAGATCCGCTACCGCGCGAGCGACGAGGGCGTGCGCAAGCAGATCGACCGCATCCTGCAGGACCCGACGCTGACGCCGGATGAAGCAAACGAGCGGGTGGCGCAGGCAATGAAGGACGCACCGTTTGCCCTTTCAAACTTCGTGGCGGAGCTGGACGAATACACGAATCTGCTTGCCGGGAAGAAGTCGCGGCTCGACCGCGGCATGGAAAAGATGCTGGGGCGGAAATTCTACAACATCTGCAAAGCCTTTGAATCCCGCGTGGGCGCAAACATGGTGGCGGCGAACATCGGCTCGGCGCTGACGAACTTCATTCCGCTGACGCAGGCATGGAGCCAGGTGTCATCGGCGGATATGCTGCACGGGATGTGGCAGACGCTGCAAAACTACAAGACGGCGGACGGACTGGACGCGGCTTCAACCTTCATCCACAACCGAAGCGGCTATGGGCGGCTCGCGATGTCGACCATGGACAAGGTTTCGGAAAAGGCGGCATTTTTGATGGAAGCCGTCGACGGATTCACGACCGGAAGCGTCGTCCGGGCACGGTATCTGCAAAACATCCGGCTTGGCATGAGCGAGGTGAACGCGATGCAGGAGGCAGACCAGTTCGCGGCAAACATCATGGCAGACCGCAGCAAAGGCGCGACGCCGACGATCTACTCGGCGCGAAATCCGATCATCAAGCTCTTTACGCAGTTCCAGTTGGAGGTCAACAACGAACTGAGCTGGATCTTCAAGGACATGATCCCGCAGGAGCGGAAGAAGGGCGTGGCGCAGCTTGCAAAGGCGCTCTTTAAGTTTTTGATCGGCGCGTGGCTCTACAATGAGGTCTATGAGGCCATTGCCGGCAGACGCGCGGCGCTCGATCCGCTGGACATCCTCAATGACAGCGTGGGTGACTTCACAGGGTATCAGCTGCCGAACACGGTGCAGTCGGCGCTCTCAGGCCGGTGGGAGTTCACGAAGGAGAAGCCGGGGACGTATCAGGCGATCAAAAATCTCGGCGGAAACCTCGTCAGCGAACTGCCGGGGACGCAGATGCTCACGGTGCTCGGACTGGATGAGAAGTGGGGATTGGAGATCGACAGCGGACGCATTGCGGTTTCGTCGGCCATTCCGAACATCGGGAACATCGAAAAGGCATTGCTTGCCAGCAACGAGGACATTGCCCCGAAGAAGAAAGTGCAGACGGTAATAAACGAGCTGGCAAACCCGGCGGCCTATCTGGCGCTGCCATTCGGCGGCGGGCAGATCAAGAAAATGGCACAGGGTGCGCAGGCCGTCATGCAGGGCGGCAGCTACAAGGTGGACAACGAAGGCCGCGACATCCTGCAATATCCGATCTACAATGACAAGCCGGGCGAGATGGCAAAGAATATGGCGCAGGCGCTGCTCTTTGGCAAGACGGCGACGGAGGAAGCGCAGAGGTGGATCGAGAGCGGATTCAAAAATCTGAGCGCGAAGGAGACGGCGGCCTATCAGGAGATGACCGCAGCCGGAGCGGATCAGCGGGACAGCTATACCTTTGTCGGAGCGATGAAGAAGCTGGATAGCAAGGAGGCGAAGCTCACGATGCTGTTCGCCTACGATCTGCCGGAGGAAGGGAAGACGGCGTATTATTATAATGCGCTGGCCGACGATACAGAGCGCGGGAAGATGGATGCGCTGGAAGAGCAGGGCGTTTCCCATTCGGACTATGTCGCGTTCCGAAAGGCGTACTTCGGCGCATACGGGACGCAGAGCGTGTCGCAGGAGCGGGTGAACGCGGCGCTCGATCAGTTGGACATTCCGAAGGCAGAGAAAGCGGCCATCTGGCGAAGCTGCAACAAGGACTGGAAGGAAGAAAACAATCCGTACAAGTAACAAAAGACCGGAGCGGGATGACCGCTCCGGTTTTTTACTGGGCTTTTTTTAGTTCGGAGATCTGCTCGCTGTGCAGCTTGATGATGGATTTCAGGAAATCGACCTCTTCCTCCAGCTCTTCCACGCGGCTTTTCGGGGCGAGCGTTTCAAGCAGCGTCTGTTGGCCTTCGGCGAGAAGATTGAGCTTCGGGGTGATCTCGCTCTCGACGATGACGTGCATGAGTTCGGCAATGTCCTTGCGGTCTTGTGCATCCAGCATATTGTGGCCCTCCTGTTTGAGATAAGAACAGTATAGCGCGCGGAGGGCGGAGTCGTCAAGTGCTGCGTGGGGTGAATCTGCTGGGTGGAGCTGTTACACTGAGGGAAAGGAGTTGATGAAAATGGGAATTCCAATTCCGGGGGCATACGCAAGCCCGCGAATCTCGAACGGCGTGCTGTGCTGGTATGCCGGAGACACATTCAGCGTCGTCATTCAGGCGGATCTTGTCGATCAGGACGGAGCGGCCGTGGACATTGGGGCGACGGACACGGTGAAAATCACGTTCCGCGACGACACGCGGGCGGAGGTTTGGAGCAAGACGTTTTCGAACGTCGCGAACAATCAGGTGACGCTTGTGGTCGACGCGGAGATCAGCGCGAAGTTCCCGAAGGGCAGATACACCTACGACGTGGAATTTTCGCACGGAGACCGGACGACGCTGGCGCGGGACAACAAAGTCCGGGTAGAATGAGGTGAGACAGTGAAGGTTGAAATTCCGAACAGTATTTTGATCACGTTGAGCGGGCAGACCTCGCGAGGCGTGAAGGGCATTGAAGTCCGCGAGGCGGACGGCCATCTGATCTTTACGCTGACGGACGGAAAAGAGCTGGACATGGGTTCCGTCATGGGGCCGCAGGGGCCGAAGGGAGACACTGGCGCGAAAGGCGAGAAGGGCGACACCGGGGCCAAGGGAGACACTGGCGCAACTGGTGCAAAGGGCGAAAAAGGGGACAGAGGCGACAAAGGCGACCCCGGCGCGACCGGCGCGCAAGGAGAGCAGGGAGCGCAAGGACTGCAAGGTGAGCGCGGCGAGAAAGGAGAAAAGGGCGACACAGGAGCCAAGGGAGACCCCGGCACGGACGGCACGACGCCGACGATCGGCGCGAATGGGAACTGGTATCTCGGGACAACCGACACCGGGAAACCATCACGCGGAGTCAAGGGCGACAAGGGAGACCAGGGCGAGCAGGGCATCCAAGGAATTCGGGGCGAACAGGGCATCCAGGGTGAGCGCGGATTGCAAGGCATCCAAGGCGAGAAGGGCGAAACTGGCGCGACGGGCGCGACAGGCCCGCAAGGCGCGACAGGCCCACAGGGAGAGACCGGACCAAGAGGCCCGCAGGGGCCGAAGGGTGACACCGGTTCCGGATTCAAGGTACTCGGCTACTACGCGACCGCTGCGGCACTGAGCGCTGCGGTGGCGAACCCGGAGGCTGGTATGGCCTACGGCGTCGGCACGGCGGAACCCTACGACATCTACATCTACGACAGCGTGAGCAAGAGCTGGAAGAACAACGGCCCGCTGCAAGGCGCGAAGGGCGACACCGGCGTCGGCGTGGCGAGTGTGACGTTTGACGATGACGTTATGACCGTCAATTTGACGTCCGGCGCGCACTACTCCTCCGGCAGTCTGCGAGGGCCACAGGGCGTGAAAGGTGACGCTGGTGCGAAAGGTGAAAAGGGAGACCCCGGTGCACAGGGCGAAAAAGGCGCAACCGGCGCAGCCGGTGCACCCGGCACGGACGGCATTACACCGACGATTGGAGCGAACGGCAACTGGTTCTTGGGCAGCACCGACACCGGCAAACCATCTCGCGGCGAAAAGGGAGAAAAGGGCGTTCAGGGAGAAAAGGGCGACACAGGCGCACAGGGAGAACCGGGCAAAGACGGAAGCCCCGGTGCGGCTGGCGCGCCCGGCGCGACGGGCACGACGTTCACGCCGTCCGTATCAGCGGATGGGACGCTCAGCTGGACGAACGACGGCGGGAAGACCAATCCTGCCTCGGTGAACATCAAAGGCCCAAAGGGCGCACAGGGGCCGCAGGGCGAACCCGGCGCGAAGGGTGAAACCGGCGCGGCAGGCGCGGCAGGCGCGACCGGCCCGGAGGGGCCGCAGGGGCCAAAGGGCGAACAGGGCGCGAAGGGCGACCCCGGCGCGACCGGCCCGCAAGGCCCAGCTGGCAAGACGCCGGAAAAGGGGACGGATTATTTCACCGCTGCGGACAAGAGCGAGATTGCCGAAGCTGCGGCGGCGCTGGTCAGTGTGCCGAGCGCTTCTTCCACCACCCCGAAGGCGCCGGGGACGGCTTCGGCTGGTACCTCTGCGGCGTATGCCAGAGGGGATCATGTACATCCGAAGCAGACGGTGACAAAGTCGGATGTTGGTTTGGGAAACGTGGAGAACGTATCGATCAACACGAGACTGAACCGGACGACGAATGTGAACGCGGCGGACAGCAACTACACGACGTACATGGCGCGGGGCGAGGCGCTGTTTTCGACAGAGACGACGCCAAGTGTCAACGGCTGTATCGCGTGGCAGTATGGTTAAGGCGGTGATTCTATGGGCCAAAAGGTAGAAGTCGGCGGAACAGGGTATGACCTCAAGGGCGGAAAGCCGCTCATCGGCGGCACGGCCTACGCCATTAAAAAGGGACGGACGTTGATAGGTGGGACGGGATATGACATTTCATTCGCCAGCGGCGTTCCGCTCTCTGAGCTGACTCCCGGGACGATCCTCTACATCAATGAAAGCGGCTCGCCCGTTCCGTTTTATGTGGCGAAGCACGACTATGAAAGCGGGCTAAACGGCGCAGGGCGGACATTGGTGGTGCGCAAGAATTGTTACAATATGCAGCAATTCAATGATTATAACAGCACCAACAACGAATATGCGAACAGCCTTTTGGACAATTTGTTCTGCAACACCTATCTCAAGCTGCTGGACTCTGATATTCGGGCCGCAATCGGTACGACAAAATTTTACTACACCCCAGGCAACAGAACTTTTGACATGACCACATTACAACGCGCAGTGTTTCAGCTTTCACTTACTGAGTATGGATTATCTTTCTATATGTGCAACGTAGAGGGTTCCGCGCTTCCGATTGCTACCACTTTACAAATCGCTTATCTGGATGGCTCCGCAGTTGTTCAATGGACGCGCTCACCGGGCAGGAGTGATGCATCTTTTTTGGCTACAGTGACTAACGAGGGGGCAGTTGGCAGCACATCATTCAACTTTAATGCAGGTTCCCGCCCGGCTTTTACGCTTCCAGCAACGATGGAAGCGCAAGATAACGGCGATGGAACATATAGTCCGTCAGAATAAAAAGGAGATGAACAAATGAGTACATCCGTTATTATCCATGAAGTGGAATACCCGGCTGAGATCAGTGGGGTATTACAGAATCCAAAATGGGACAGGCGTGACACGAAGGCGATCACGCTGACGATGACGCACGATCAGGCGGTGAGCCTGTTTGTGGACGGCCTCGCATGGAGCATTAAACAGAACAACACCTATCCGGTATTTGATGACAAGGGCCAGCCTACGGGCGAAACGAAAACCGAGACGCAGACCTTTGACAACTCGGATTATTCGGTCGCCGGGAGCATCACGGACAACCGCGATGGCACAGTGACGTGCATGATGGGCAAGCCGACAGAGACGGAAACGCTACGAGCGGAGAAAGCCGACGCGGAACTGGCGGCGAAAATTTTACTTGGGGAGGCGGAATGATGAGCTATACAGAAAGGGCGAGGGCGCTGCGGCCCTATATTGAAAAAGCGTCTGTGAGCCTAGCTGATGAAGATGCGCTGCAAGCAGTGGAGTTGTTTCCTCAATGGGTGACAGGCCGTGCTTATGCGGTCGATGATCGGCTGCAATATAAGAATGTGCTATATCGCGTGGTTCAGGCGCATACCTCACAGGCAGACTGGACACCAGACATTACACCGGCGCTGTTCGTAGTTGTTTCACTGGATGAATGGCCTGAATTTGTGCAACCTACTGGTGCGCATGATGCGTACAAAAAGGGCGACAAGATTACGTTTGAGGGCAAGCATTATATCAGCCTGATTGACGCGAATGTATATTCACCAGCGGCATATCCGGCTGGTTGGCAGGAACAGACATAAAAAACCGGGAAAGGAAGTAAGAGATGGATGATGGAATTCAGGCAAAGATCGTGGAGATCGACCAGCGATCCAAGAGCAACACGCACCGCATCAACGACTTAGAGGAGGACAACCGGGCGCTGCATCAGCTGGCGACCTCGGTAGAGGTGCTGGCGACGAAGCAGGAGACGATCGAGGCCAATATCAGCGAGATCAAAGACGATGTCAAGAGCCTCAAGGCCATTCCTGGCGGAAAATGGGAGGCGCTAGTCAAGGCGGTCCTCACGGCCATTGTCGGGGCGCTGGTCGGCTTCGCGCTGGCTCATGCGGGGATCGTGTGATGGAGACTTCGAAGAAGCTGCTGATTGGCAGCGCGGCGGCAAGCGTCGTTTGCATTATCCTGAATGTGCTCGGCGTGCTGAGTGTGGAGGTCACGTTGGCAGTCATCGGATTTGCGACGGCGATTGGGATGTTTTACCTCTGGAAGGCCAAGAACGAGAACCGCAGCAAGTATGCGATCAAGTACATCAAGAGCTTGCCGGAAACGTATACGGCAGAGGAAAAGGCACGGTTTTTGGAGATCGTGCTCAAGGACTGAAAGGAGTAAAAACGATATGAACGAACTGAACGCGTGCCCGTTATGCGGGCATTTTCCAGAACTGAAATATGTCGGAGACAATAAAGATCTCTTGGTGTACCAATGCGCACATTGTGGCTACATTGCCGCGAAAAACCATGAGGCAAAATACACAAAACGCGGTGCTATGAAAATTTGGAACAAAGCGACGAAAAAAGCATAATGAAGGGAGTACATAACATGGACAAAATTATGAAACGGCTTTCGAATCTGCTGAGCGTCAAGAGCCTTGTGACGCTGCTGCTTACGGTGGTGTTTACGGTGCTGGCGCTCCGGGGCGACATCACGGGCAAGGATTTTCTGACGATCTTCCTGATGGTCATCACGTTCTATTTCGGCACGCAGTCGCAGAAGGCACAGGACGCGATGGATGCGAAGGGTGATAGTGATGGTACCAATTAAAACGATGCTGGCCCATCGGGCCAACTACGGCGCGAAACGCGGCGGGCCCATTGAGTGGCTGGTCATGCACTACACGGCCAACGACGGTGATTCCGACACCAGCAACGGCAAGTACTTCCAGAAGCCGCTCAATCCTGTGGCAAGCGCCCACTTTTTCGTGGACGATGATTCCATCACGATCTCCGTGCCGGAGGACTATGTAGCCTTCCACTGCGGCGCGTATCATTACACACACCCATTCTGCCGGAACTACAATTCCATCGGGATTGAGATGTGCGACACGAAGCGGGATGGGCGCGTGATGGCGACGGACAGAACGATTGCCAATGCTGCTGATCTGGCTGCGATGCTCTGCGAAAAGTACAACATCCCGGTCAATCGCATCATCCGGCACTACGACGTGACCGGGAAGCTCTGCCCCAAGTATTGGGTGGAAGATCCGCTGGGGATCGTAAAATTCCGTGAGATGGTAAAGGAGAGAGTTGAAATGGTAACGAAAGCGAAGATGATCGTCGATGGACGAGAAATCGAAGTGGAGCGGATCTTGAAGAACGGGACGAACTACATTAAGATCCGTGACATCGCAAAGGCGCTGGATCTCGAAGTGTCGAACAAGGGCAATGTCCCGATCCTGAATCACAAAGGAGGCTAAACGATGCGGCGCGGCTGGCCAGACTTGCCGCGCAGCGAGTGGGAGCGTTTGATCTCTGAATGGATTCTAAAGGATTCGTACCGCGACATCATGCGGCGATACCTCTGCGACGGATGGACGCAGGAGAAGATCGCAGAGCGCGCGGGGCTTTCCCTCAACGGTACAAAAAACATCATCAAGCGGTGCACGGACGCACTTTCCGCGCACATGTAAACAGGCAGACACGGCATGCGCTGTGTCTGCCTCTTTTTTGTGCCTTTTTTGGCCTTTTTCTGGCCCGGACGTTGGCTGTTTCGTGTCGGACTTTTCCCTCATACTGAACGTAGGAACTGGCCAGTTCACTACATTTTTTGGAGGGAAACTCTATGGAATACGCAAGCAACGGCAAGGCCAATGCGGCCCTGACCACTGGTATCATCGGCACGGCGGGCTTCGGCGCGCAGCTGCTCGGCAATCTGCTCGGCGGCTGGGGCATGGCCCCGGCGGCGATGTGCAGCGAGAACACGCCGGTCACGCGCTACACCCTCGATCAGCAGAATACGATCTCGGAGAAGAATATGGAGATCGCCTACTGGCGCGGGCAGGACGAGACCAACCGGAAGATCTCTGAATCCTACAGCAAACTCGAAAACCGTTTGATCGGTCTTGCGGCGGAAGTACGCGCGAACAAGGATGAGCAGGTGGCCATCAACATGCAGCAGGCCGTGTACAACGGCACCAACACTGCGACGATCAGCTGCATCCAGAACCAGGTGAATCAGCTGCTCGGGCTGACAAAGCTCGTCGTGCCGAACGCCTCCGTGTGCCCCGGCTGGGGTGCTGCGAAGGTGACGGTTGAGCCTGCGACGGCGACGACCTAAACAAAAAGGGGCGGCAATAGCCGCCCCACATTAAAATGGAGGTAAACCAATATGGTGACGATAGATCAGGCCATGCGAGGCGCGGCAAAATTCGCAGACAATGAGATCATTCCCCATCTGCCAATGGGCAAGGGCATTGGAGCCGGAATCGCGCTGGCGCTTATCATGGATGGCGGCAAGGCGCAGCTGCTCAAGCTGCGTGAAAATCCGGCGGTGCAGATGATGGGCGTGATGGACGAGGCCGGGAACATCGACCTTGAACGGCTCTATAATGCGGCAAGGCCGCGCTTTGACGGCCAGAAGCTGCCGATCACGGTGCCGATCATTGGCGAGCTGCGCTTTGACGTGGGCGATCTCGACAAGCTTTACAGATACATTCAGGAGGCGTGACATGGGAAAAGAGCATTATATCGAAGAACTGAAACGGCAGCTGCATGATCTCATGCAGCGCCAGGTGACACTTGGCCGCGCGGAAGAAATCACGGTGTACGCGGATGCCATTTGTGCGCTGCGCCGCATGGACGGGCACGACGAGGCCGAGGGCTTTACCGAGGACGATGCCAAAGCATGGACGGCCAAGATGGAGAACGAGGACGGCACGACCGGCCCGCACTGGACGATGGGTCAGACGGACGCCGTAGCCAATATCACAGGTGTCAATATGAAGCCTTGCATCTGGAATACGGCGATGAACATGATGTATTCGGATTATTATTCCGTAGCTGCCAAGTACGGACTTGACCGGCCAGAATTCTATGCCGATCTTGCAAAAGCCTTCCTAATAGACAAGGACGCCGGAGGGCCGGAAGAAAAAATGGCTGGGTATTATCATGGGATTGTGCTGAGAAAGTGATTTCAAATATTATAGCAAGATGGAGTATGGTGGGCCATACTCCATCTTGCTACAATAAAGAGCATCAGAAAATGAATTTATAAGAGATCGCGAGGAGCATCTGGGATTTGTCGAACGTGCAGCGGTCGATGATGGACATGGCGGATTCGTACTTTTGCGCGACGGTGGCTGTTGGACTACGGAGCGTTTCAAGGACTGCGGAGATGGCATTTCGAAGCAGCGCGGCGGCATCGACGACGGGGACGGCTGCGGATTCGGCAATTTGCGCGTCGAGGTCGTCAAGCTGCGCTTGCATCTGTTGCCGCGCGGCTTTATAGGTTTCCAGCGTCTCGACGCCGTCTAAGTAAGATTCACGAAGGCGATCAATACGGGAGACGATACGGGCACGCTGCTGCTGCAAGCGCTGGTCGGAATGAGCGGGTTTTGCGGCTTGAACAACGCAAGCGACAGACTCCGCGAACGTCAAATCGTGCTGAAGCTGGGCAAGGAAGGATTCTTCCAGTGCCTCGACGGCGATATGCTGGGTAGTTGCGCAGCGTCCGTGCGCATAGTTGTTACATTTCATAAAATGCGGACTTACCCAAATGAGCGTCGCGCCGCAGGCAGAGCAGCGGACAACACCGCACAGCCAGTGCTTGCGCTCAGAGGATGGCTTGCCGTAGCGCTTATAGGACTTTTTCAGTTCGGCACAGCGAGCCTGCGCCGCGTCCCACGTTTCGGCATCGATGATCGGTTCGTGCAGCGCGTCGGCGATGATGCTGTCCTCGTTCTTGAAATTTCGGCATGTCCTGCCGGTCGGCGTCCAGCGGAGCTTGCCGACGTAGACGGGGTTATTCAGGATATAATCAATGGTACGGTTTTCAAAAGGATTCCCACGGTGCGTACGGACGCCCCGGGCGCTCAGATCTTTCGCGATGCGAAACATGGCATCACCGGAGATGAAGCGCCGGAAGATCTCCCGGATGATCTCGGCTTCTTCCGGGACGATGACCAGTTGCCGGTTTTCTACGCGGTAGCCGAAGGATGGTGTAGCTTGCAGGGAGCCATTCTTTGCATTGACGGTCATGGAGCGTTTGACTTCCTCCGCAAGACGGACAGAATAGAATTCGTCCATCCACTCAATGATCCGCTCGATCAGGCTGCCGAAGGGGCCAGCGATCAGCGGCTCGGAGACGGACACCACGTCGACCTTGCACTTGCTGCGCAGGATGGATTTATAGAAAATGGACTCCTCTTGATTGCGGGCAAAGCGGGAGAACTTCCAGACGATGATGACATCAAACGGATGTGACGGGTCTTTGGCGGTGGCGATCATCTGCTGGAAGCCGGGGCGCTTTTCAGCAGCCCGGCCGGAAATGCCGTCGTCGTGAAAGATGTATTCCGAGAGCAGGAGCAAGCCGTTCTTCGCGGCGTATTCCCGGATCTTCTCCATCTGGGAATCCGGGGACAGCTCCATTTGGTCATCGGTTGAGACGCGGACATAGGCGGCTGCGATATGTGGTTCAGGCATAGGCGGAGACCTCCCGTAAAATGGACATGGTATCGCGAATCCAGCCGACATTGGGAACGAGAAGATCGATGACCACCGAGATCGCGACAAGGGCGAGGATGGAGACGAGGATGATGGTGACGATGCGGTGCGTGCGAAGGGAGCGTTTATACAGCTCGATCTCACGCTTGTAGTGGTCGCGCTCCAAGTGGACGGCCTGCAAAGCGTCAGAAGAAGGAGCGGGATGCTCGATCCCGAGGTATTCGTCGACGGAGACGCCAAGCATTTTACAGATCGGGCCAAACGTGGAGAGCGGCGCGTTCGGCGTTTCGCCGCGGAGATATTGCCCGACGGCGTTCTGGGACAGGCCGGATCGTTCGGCCAGCTGCTGGTTGGTGATACGCGGATTTGCGGAATCTTTCTTGTCACGGCATAGCTCCCATAGTTCTTGTTTCAAATTTTCTCCCTCTTTCATTGATTTCCCAACGGACATGGACACGGAAGCCCATGGCCGATGGTCGACAAATTTGGTGCGTTCGTGGTAGGCTAAACTTGCAAGCAGCTCCCACACGCTTGCAGCGGCCAAAAGTCCCGCCGCCGGGAACATGGCGGCGGGGCATCCCTTGATACTTCCAGTATAGGACGAATCTGGAAACGATTCAAGTTAGGATGTTGCACAAAAAAACGACCATGTTTTTTGGAAAGAGAAAGGCGAAGGGATGGAAAAAATGTCGAAAACCGCAGATGAGGAAATGCAGAAGCTATGGGAACAGGCCACGCCGGAGCAGAAGTACATCATTGTTAGGTTTATGCGGAACATCGTGAAGCCAGAAAAAACGCCCGGAGCGGGATTTCCGCTTCGGGCGTTTATTTATTCTTAAGGAAGTGCGATAAGAGCCAGTACATAGCAAAAATGAAGTCGGCGGCAACGAAAATAAATAAGAACACATTCTTTATTACGGGCCAAATTTTTGAAAGAACAGACGCCGCGGGACGCTCGTTGACTGAAACAGATTCGAAATAGGGACAGTCAAGTGTGCCGTCACCGTCTAGGTCGATGTGCTGATGGGCGGAATGACCGTGGTGGTAATGGTATTCGCCGGTTGAACTGTCAAAGTGACCGCCGCTATCGTCCGTTCTGCCGGGGTGGGCGGACACTGGGAGAATCATGAGAGATAAAATAAGAAGCAGGAGAAATATAAATTTCACTTTCACGGCCATCACTTATTCTTGCTGGGCATATTTGCGTCGTATTTCTTGCCTGCCTTTGCGTCATTATATCCAGCAATATAACCGGATTTGTATGAGGATTCGTCGTGTCCCTCTAAGCGAGACAAGGTAAGATGACCAATGCCGAATGTGGCGATGAGGGTTACAATAAATCCGATGAAATAGAAAACTATGGACACGATGAAAATAAGCGTGCTAAAGGCTGTCCGTTCACTGGGATCTTTTCGGAGCACCCATTCATTCAAAAGCGATGCAATTACCCACGCAACGAAAGAAATGCCGAGGTAATACATCCATTCATGCCAGTTCATAAAAAATGCCCCCTTTTTATTTTAGAATACAAAATGATAGCAGAACAGTCAAGAGCTATGAGCATTTTTGTAAAAATCACCGGAAGCATTTTACTTGCTTCCGGTGATTTTTTTCGCGTATTCGAGAATGTTGTCCCAGAACTCCGGGGGCATATCGAGGGCGGCGGCGATGCCGCGCTTGCGGGTGGATTCGTCGGCTTCGGCCAGCACGTCGTTGAACAGCATGGCCATGCGCTCGTTTTCACTGCGCTGGACATACATTTCCCCTTCGCCGTCTTCCAGCCAAGCAAGCGAAACATTGAATTCCCGGCAGATATCCGAGATTGTGCGGTCACTGGGCATTTTTGAACCGGAACAAACGGCGGACACGAACGGCTGGCTCAAGTTGATGGTTTCGGCAAATTTCGTTTTTGTGATACCAAGGTCTTTGATTAAATAAGCGATTCGATCGTTGATTGTATTCAAGCTTTTCACCACCTTCTAGCCACAAGGTAACACAGCGGAAATGAAATGTCAAGAAAAAATATAACCAAGGAATAAAATTATGCTTGACAACGGTTCTGAGGTATGCTAACGTATAACCAAGGAATGAACCGAGTGAGGTGAAGTCAATGAAAAAACGCAGAGATCTTTTCGATAAGCTCAGCGGCGTGAGCGATGAGGAACTCGAGGACAAAGATTACAAGCGGTACAAGCGCAGCTACTATTGCTACATTCTTGTCAGCTCTGTGGTGGCGCTCCTGCTTGGCCTCCTTTACGGACGCCTCATGGAGACGTTGGCTCTGCTCCAGAGATTCCTTTCGTAGAGAAAGAAGCAATTCCGCGCCGGACTGCTCCAGCTGGACGTAGGAGCCAGACGAGAAGCTGCCGGAAATGAGACGCTGGCCGCGCATGGTTTGCAGAAGGACTTTCGTCTGGACAGCATCGAGGCCGGAAAGCGAGATGGTCTGATTCATCAGGTCAACAAATTGCATACGCCCGCCGACGCCGGAGAGCAGGGCCAGCGGGATATAACGGGAATCTGTTACATGCTCTAACATGCGATCGCCTCCATTTGACTGTATTTTACCATGCGGGCGGGAGGTGTCAAGAAGGAATGAATCGAGTGAGGTGAGGAATATGTCGGAAGAACAGAAGAAGAAAGTCGAGGGTGTGCTGCACGAGATGCAGCACATGAACGCGCAGCAGATCGAGGTCATGATCGCCTATATGCAGGGCGTGGCCGCGGCGGCAAAGCTGATGTGCGAGCGGAAGGAGCAGTAATCGCTCCGGCGGAATAGAATACACGGAAAGGGAGGGACGCAGGATGCGGAAAAAACAGGTGATCCGAACGGAAAGCTATGTGACGAAAAACGGGCAGTTGGTTCGCTTTGACGATTTGACGCTCGAGGAAAAGCGGATCGCGGCGACGGAGCTGAAGCTGCGGTATCTGCGGGCGATGTTCCCGGGCGTGGAGTTCTATGTGAAGAAAGAGAGGGAGGCAGATGCACTACACGCTGCGGGTGAATGAGCAACAATTTGGCGATCTGATCGCTGCGATCATCTGTGCGGAAGCTGCGGAGGCCGAGGCCATTGAGCTGTTCCACGACAAGAAAGAGCTGCGGGAGCGGGCAGCGGAGAGCATGACGCGGCTTGGGAAGCTGCGGTATTACTTACAAAAGGAAAAGGAGCGGGATGAAGTATGATCTCGAAAAAAGAACACGACGCCGCGCTGCGGCGGGTTTTGCGGCGGCTGGCAATCTTCATGGGCGGCGCGTTTTTGATGGCGGCGGCGTTCTACCTCGCCATGGGGAACTTGCAGGGCGCGGCGGCGCTGGGCGTGGCGACCACGCTCTGCGTTGGCTACGGCCTTGCGGACTGAGGGCGAGCAATGCGGCAGAACGAGATACCGGGCGAGTGCCGGAGGAAGCCGGAGATTGTCCGGCAGCCGGAATACACCGGAAAGAAATACTTTCGCGTGCAATACGCAGGGAAGACCGTGGATGTACGATGCGCGGATGAGACGGCGGCGCTGTTTCTCGCGGCGAAGCACTGGGGATTCAAGTGGACAAGGCCGGAATACCACCAGACGGCGAAGGTCACGCCGCTGCGGATGAATCCGGAGTTGGTGATCGGATAAGGAAAGGACGGGAGACCATGGGCGGATTGCGATTTGACAGCATGGCGGACATGCCCGCCGGGATGCGGGATCTGTACGCGAAGAAGGTTCTGGGGCAGATGCCGCAGGCAAGGCCGGAACCAGAACAGAAAAGGGCTAAGTACCAGAACCAGAAGGCGGAGCGCGGGGAGATTCACTTTGACAGCCAGAAGGAAGCGCGGCGCTATGACGAGCTGCTGCTGATGCTGCGCGCCGGGGAGATTCGCGATCTACGGTTGCAGCCGCAATTCACAATTCAGGAATCATACGTTACGGAGACCGGGGAGCGGGTACGCGCGATCCGGTACACGGCGGACTTTTCATACATCCGGGAAGTGTCCGGTGAGAAGATCGTGGAGGACGTGAAGAGCGGGCCGACACGGACGAAGGAATATCTGCGGAACAGGAAGTTTATGCGGTCGATGTATGGAATCGACGTGCGGGAGGTGTAGACAATGGGAATGAAACCGCTGGAACAGCTGGATCACTGCCTGTTGGGGAAAGACGCAAGATTTGCAGAGTGCAGGATGGAGTGTGCGCACTGCGGCTGGAACGACGAGGAGGCGGAGCGGCGGAGACACATTCCGCTGAAATGGTGCGAGGACGGGATGCGGCGGAAGATTTTGCCGCCGAGACCGCGCACTGATGAACTGGGCAACTGAGCCGGATCTACATTTTTTTGTGGGCATATGCGCAGGCCGCGCCGCCATTCGCGGTCTGCGAAGGATCAACCGGATTTTTGCTGCGCGTCCGGAGCATGGACAAGTCAGACGGCCCAATGCTCCGGGCAGCGTATGAACCCGTGTGAGACGTGCGGGAAAGGAACGTCATCCAATGCGCCGAAGATCCACGGCGCACGGCATCTGGCCTCCTAGGAGAAGCTGCGCGACGCAGATAGGCGCGGCTCGCCCGGGATTTTTGGGAACACTGGGCGCAGACGGGGAAGGGCCGTCTCTGCTGCCACGGCGCGAAGGGAACCGCGCCGTGGCATGACCATATACCAAACGCCCGGGAGGGCGAAAAAATAAAGGGGACGAGGCTATGGGAAGAATTATGACGGTATTTGACATCGATTTTGGAAAATACGAAGAGAAATGTCACGCGCAGCACATGGAAGTCGAGTTCAACAGTGACGTCTATCCGCCGCGGATTGTCCTGACACAGGAACAGACGTTGTTCGACGTTGGGACGCAACAGGAGCAGACACGGGAGACGGAGATCGTGGTCGTGGGCGGCGTGGAGCCGCAGATCACGGTGAAGGGCGCATGGGAGACCACGCGGAAGCGGCTGAACAAGATGGTGACAGGGGCGCTGAAACTGCTGGAACTCTATCTGCACGCCTATATGCAAGATCACATGGAGTATGAAGCGGCCAGAGAAGGAGGCCGGGAAGCATGAAGTGCAGGCAGTGCGGGAAAGAAATTCAACGCAAGGGCGCGATATTCAATTCCTTTTGCAGCGAGCAGTGTTCAGAGGAATGGTACAAGGATGACAACATTGCCGTAACGGTGATCTGCGTGAAAGTTCCGAGGATCTACAAGGAACTGCGGCCAAAGCTGGGCGAGATGATCCACGCAGTGAAGCGGAAGAGCTATAACAGCACGGGTTACATCTTTGAGCGGGCCGGGAAAAAGGTGCTGCTGCGGGCGGATGAGGTTGTGGAGGTAAACGGATGAACAAAGAAGTAATGTTTTCCAGCAAGACCGACCTGTGGGAGACGCCGCAAGATTTTTTCGAGAAGCTGGATCGGGAATTTGGCTTCGAGTTAGACGTCTGCGCACTTCCTGAAAATGCAAAATGCAGCCGGTATTTTTCACCGATAGACGACGGACTAGAACAGGATTGGACGGGTGTTTGCTGGTGCAATCCGCCGTATGGACGTGAAATTGGAAAGTGGGTAAAAAAGGCTTACATATCTGCCATCGAAGGTGCGACGGTTGTTATGCTGCTCCCAGCACGGACGGATACGCGATGGTTCCACGATTGGATTTACGGGAAAACGGAAATTCGCTTTATTCGTGGCCGATTGAAATTCGGTGGTGCAGAACACGGCGCGCCATTTCCAAACATGGTGGTTGTTTTCAGACCGCCAATGGTGGGCGTATCGTGAAGCCACCGTGTGAGAGGAACTGTCCGTCTCGGACAGTGGGATGTCACACAAAGTGTGCGCCTTATCTGGAATACGAGAAAGCAAAACAGGCGGAATATCGGGAGAGAGAAGTTGAACGGAGCCGCGACGCCTACACTACAAACGCGGAAAAGCGGGCACGGAGTGTAGCGAGATTGAAAAGAATGGGGTTGCTGAAATGAAAGTACTGGAATTATTTGCTGGGACGCGCAGCATCGGAAAAGCATTTGGGGCGCGTGGGCACGAAATTTATTCGGTAGAGTGGGATAAGGATTTCGAGAATATCGACCTATATGCTGATGTCCTGACTGTGACTGCAAAGGACATCTTGGAGAAATTCGGCCATCCAGATGTGATATGGGCCAGCCCGGACTGCACAACATTCTCAATAGCCGCTATATCTCACCATCGGCGGAAAAATGCTGAGACCGGGAATCTGGACGCGGTGAGCGAGTACGCGAAATTCTGCGACAAGGTAGATCAGCACGTTTTAGAGCTTATCCGTGAGCTGCATCCGAGGTACTGGTTCATCGAGAACCCGCGCGGCGGCATGAGGAAGATGACGTGGATGCGAGATCTGCCGCGCTACACCGTTACATACTGCCAGTATGGCGACACTCGGATGAAGCCGACCGACATCTGGACGAACCATCCAGATCCCAAATTCAAGCCGATGTGCCACAATGGAGACCCGTGCCACGTTGCGGCCCCAAGAGGCGCGAAGACCGGCACGCAGGGGCTGAAGGGCAGCAAAGAGCGGTCCGTGATCCCTCCAGCGCTTTGTGAGCACATCGTGGATATTTGCGAGGAACAAAATGGATTCAGAACAGAGCGCGTTTGAGGCGCTGCGGTTTGCGTCGGCGCAGAGCTTGAAGCTCTATAAGCAACCGCTGGTAATTACATACTCCGGTGGAAAGGACAGCGACGTACTGCTCCGGCTGGCAGAAAACAGCGGTATTCCATTTGAAGTCCTACACTCCCTAACCACGGCAGATGCGCCGGAAACGGTCTACCATGTGCGGGACACCTTCCGACGAATGGAGGAAAAGGGCGTAAAGTGCGTTATCGACGCGCACGTCCAGCCGGACGGGAAGCGCGTTACCATGTGGAATTTAATACCGAAAAAAATGATGCCTCCGACGAGGCTCATGCGGTACTGCTGCGAGAAATTGAAAGAAGTCAGTGGAAAGGGGCACTTTATTGCAACCGGTGTCCGCTGGGCGGAAAGCCCGAAGCGCAGGAACGGGCGGGGGCTGATCGAAGTGCAGGCACACAACGCGAAGCAGAAACTCATGCTGATGGAGGACAACGATGAGGGACGGATGCAGTTTGAAAACTGCCAGATGAAAGGAAAGCGCATCGTGAATCCAATCATCGGATGGGAGGACAAAGACGTATGGGATTACGTGGAGGAAGAAAAGATCTGCATGAATCCGCTCTATGGCTGCGGCCGCACGCGGGTTGGATGTATCGGATGCCCGTTAGCTTCGAAACGTGCCAGAATAGAGGAATTTATAATCTGGCCGAAATACAAGCAATCATATATCCGCGCGTTTGATCGGATGTTGGAAGTGCGGCGCATGGCTGGAAAAAGTGGGAGTTGGCAAACAGGCGTCGATGTATTCCACACATGGATGGAAAACGATGTGCTTCCGGGGCAGGAAGTATTAGAAGAATTTCGGGAGGATTTGCTATGATGAATTTGAAACCGGCGAGACGGAGATTTTCGGAGGAAGCGATTGGAAAGACCGTGTTTCTTTCCAAAGAGGAAGCGGAAAAGGCTTTGCAGGAAATGGAGGAATGATGATGCATCGACTGACAACGGATACCCCGAAGGACAATTTTGAAATGGCGCTGAACCTGTTTTACGTCAAGGACAAAGAAGTTTGGGTGCGCGGATACGGGAAGGACGGCGCAGACATCAGCCTGTTCGACCTGTCGCGGGATCTGACCAGATGGAACTGCCCGTATGTGGACTTGGATATCTCGGATGATTCCTTCTCGATGATGATGGCCGAATGGCTCTGGGAAGATGTTGAATCGTTCGAGCACGTTTTGGCTCTGCTCTATCAGGCAGCGTGGGTATGCGCAGAACTGCGCGAACACTTGAAACAGTTTGAGGATAAGGAGGCCGCCGATGGAACGACTGACCTTTGAGGGAAACTTCTGCGAGCTTGCGCGGTGCAAGGGAGTGAAGTGCCAATACGATACCGATTGCAGCCAGAAGCAGGTATGGGAACGGCTGAAAGCCTATGAGGACACGGGGCTGACACCGGAACGCTGTGCCGAATTTGCGCGAGCAGACGCGGAAGGACGGTACATCGTAATGCGTGATGCGGAGCAGGAGGGCGTTGCCAGACTCCGCGAGCTGGCCGTGGCAGACAAGGACGGGCGGTGCGTCGTGCTGCCGTGCAAGGTGGGCGATACGGTTTATCGGCTGCAATACATCGAGCAAACGCCGAGACGCATTACAGTTGGCGTTGTTCCTATCAAGTTCGCTCTTATCTGGCTAGAGGAATTAGGCAAAACCGTATTCCTGACCCGCGAAGAAGCTGAAAAGGCGCTGGCGGAAATGGAGGGCAAGAAGGATGGGACAGCATAAGTACAATCCCACCGCCATTGCGGCGAAGAACGGAGAGATTCCGCCAAAGGAACGGCCAAAGCTCACAAAGCGGCAGGCAGAGAGGCTCATGAAGCTGAAAATTGTAAAAATGCTCGACCCATTCGGCGCTCTGCCGGAGGGTATGGCAGAAATAATTGCAGGAGGGTAAATGATGGCTAAGTACATCACTCAGGCGCAGATGGACGAACTCGAAGAAGCCTGCGAGTTTGGCATCGAATACGGACACTCTTTGCTCCGAAAATATGCCGGGATCGAGGCCAGACCGTATACCGCCTATCAGTACTACGACGAGGACGGGACGTTTATCGGGTGCAGCGACGAGTCCTGGCTGGACGATCTGCTAGAAAAAGCAAATGTGGAGGTGCGGGATGGATAAGTTGAAGCTATGCCCGTTCTGCGGTGGCGAAGCACTTCTTGAACCGTACAGAGCAAGAAAAGGGTATGAAGCATCAATACAATGCAATCAATGCTTGTGTTCTATGTCAACCATAACCTATGACAAAGAAGAAACGGCGATAGAGGCCGTTGTGAAAGCGTGGAACAGGAGGGTAAATGNTGCCGATGCAAAGCGGGTGCTTGCGGATATGGCTGCTGCCGACGATGCGAAGGTGGGGCATGGGAAGTGGGGTGACAATGGGATCGCGGGTTCGATGCTGGTGAAATGCTCTGTATGTGGCTTTGACTGCGGAGCAAACAGCTTTTCTTACTGCCCGAACTGCGGGGCGAAGATGGATGGAGGGAAAGACAATGGCTGACGAATATATCAGGCGCGCAGAGGCGTTGGAAATTACAACGCGGACGTGCGGGGATTACGCTGCGGCGTTTGCAGAAATCAGAAAGCTGCCCGCCGCCGACGTTGCGCCGGTGGTGCGTGGGAAGCCTATAACGAAAATTCGTGAGGTGACAATTACCGAATACCACGAAGCTCGCGGGGTATTTGCATCGGACGGTTCTAACGTTTATATCAAAAATATGGTACATGCGAAAGTTCCATATGACCATTGTCCGGTGTGCGGTGCTGTTCTCTGCTCCCGCTGGCACAATTACTGCGGCAAATGCGGCGCGAAA